GATGAGCAACTGTCAGAGACAGTTAACTTGAGAAGATGACCCAGGTGTTCTGGGTCACGGTAGTTTAGAAAAGGAGAGCCAAGCATGGCCGAGCTAGATCAAGTCGCAGATGCGACCAAGGATCAGTCGCCAGCGGTGGAGCAGCCCGCTCCAGAGCCGCAGGCCACTGAGCCAGAGGAAGACATTGCCACTTGGAAGCGTCGTCTTGCAGGAAAGGACCAGGCACTCACGACGGCAAAGAAGGCAGCCGATGAGTTCCGGTCTAAGTACGAAGAGCTGGCAAAGTGGAAGGCTGCCCAAGAGGAAGCCTCCCTGTCAGAATTTGAGAAGGCGGAGCGCCGAGCGCGAGAACTGGAGAAGGAGCTACACGCTACCAAGGCCGAGTTCGAGCGGGAGCGTCTAAAGTCCAAGTACCCAACCTACTTCGAATTTGCGGAGCAGGTGAAAGAGTTGGATCAGGAGGCTCAGGCAGCCGCATTCGAAAAGTTCATGAAATCCGCTATCGGTGGCGGTTCCACCGAAACAGTATCCGATGCGAACAGTCCTAAGAAGAATGTCGCAAAGGAGAAGCAGATGAAGCCTGATGATATCAAGGAAGCGCTACGCGTCATTGGTAATCCTTGGGCGGAACTTTAGGAGATAAAGTATGGCTACCACCACAACTCTCTCCGGTCCTGCACTGAATAACTTGAACTCCTTCAACGGCTCTGAGGCCAATGCCTTCCAGAAGCTCGTTCAGGAACTTGTTTCTCAGCAGATCGCGCAGGAACTCCGGAGCCGAATGGTGCACCTTGTGCCAGGGAACTATGTTCCAGGGCAGTTCGTTAAGGGCACCGACCGGATTCGCTACGTGCGATACCCGGACATTTCACACAACCTGACCGAGCTTTCTGAGGGTGTCACGCCTGATCCGACGGTTAACCTGTCGGTGACGACCGAGTACTTCTCAGTGAAGCAGTACGGTTCGTACACGAGCCTTTCTGACATCGCTCAGCTCGACTCGCCACACGACCTGGTCAGCATTGCAGCGGAGCGCGTTTCGTTCGCCGCTGCTAAGTCGATGGACGCTATCGTCCGCGACGTAATGAACGCTGGCTCGGCCCGCGTTTACTACGCATCGAAGTTCACTGACGGCACCGCTGTCACCACCCGTCTCGCTCTTGCGGACGGTACGGTCAGCAACGCCGGCACGGACGCAGCTCGACAGGACTACAAGCTCAACGGGCTTGAGGTCAAGAAGGCTGTTGCTCGCCTCAAGGCAGCGAACATTCCTCCGTTCCCGGATGGATTCTATCGCTGCATCATTCACCCAAACCAGCAGTTCGACTTGCTGACGGATACTTCGGGACACGGCTTCCTTGAGGCCACGAAGTACACCCAGCCTCTTGATATGCTGTCGGGTGAAATTGGAGCCTACTCTGGCGTCCGTTTCCTCGTCGCTAACGACGCGAAGACGTTCACCCAGACGAACACCGCTTCAGCCAGCATCACGATTTACTCGGCACTCTTCTTCGGTCCTGACGCATTCGTCGTCGGCGACTCGCAGACGATGCAGACGTACTTCGTTGCTCCTGGTGGCGACCACACCGACCCGCTCAGCCAGCGTGCACTCATTGGTTACAAGCTCCGCTTCGGCGCTATGATCATGGGTGAGGCTGCTGCCAGCGAGTACAGTGGCCGCGACAAGGCTGCTGTCATCACCAACAAGGCGCTGACGTCTAACGTTGCGACGATCACCACGGGCGCTGCCCACGGTATCTTCGTTGGCGAGACGATCAAGGTCGTTGGCGTTGACGCAACCTTCAATGGTACGTTCACCGTCACTGCTGTGACCAGCACGACGATCTCGTATGCCAAGACGGCATCGAACGTCGCGTCTGCCGCAGTCAGCGATGCCTACGTAAGCAACGTTGTTCCGCAGACGTCCCTTGGCCAGGTCCGCTACCTGCGCCTCGAGACCCGCGCAACCGCCTTGTAATAGGCTTGAGGACACCCCCAGTCGACATGTGTCGGCTGGGGGACCTCACTAAGGAGATAGAATGGCAGCAATTGATACACTGATCGTAAAGCTTAGACGAGACCTACGAGATACCGGCACGTCCGACGGCTACGATAGAGCATTCACTAACCAGGAACTTTCTGACCTGGTTGATCTTGCGCTTGCCGAAATCTCCAGGATCTATCCAAAAGAACTTACTACTATCGTTGCAATCCCAGAGTCATTCAGCGGCACGCATACTACTACCATCGCGCTGCCTGCTGGCTTTGATACCATCTACAGAATCGATTGCCTACAGAACCAGATCGACGAGACCGTCAGCCCAATCCGACAGTGGTACAACCTTGTTGACCGCATCGACCCGAGCATGGGCGAAGGCCCGGCTGGTGGGTGGGAAATCCACGCTGGCAATGTCTACCTTCAGCCAAACAGATTCACTGGCAACACCAGCCACCTGCGCATCATGGGCTATGGCAACTGGACTGTCGACACGCTAGACGCTGACGCAGAGCAGGCTGTCCGATACTTCGTGCAGTCAGAGGGAATGTACAAGCTCGTCACTGACCGCTCCATGTTCCAGCAGTGGCAGGTCAACCCTGGCAACAGCGACGTCACCGTACCTGCTGCTAACCAGATCTACACCGTAGCTCGTGGGCGATTCGAGCGCCTAATGGGGAGACTGCGCAAAGTTAAGAAGGTGGGCTGATGGATTTCACTAAGCCTGTACGAATCTACACATCGTCAACGGAATACGTTGACATCAACAGCCTAGCGAATACGCTTCGCGGGCCTAAGCCTATTACTGGATTCCGCATTGACCAGGTGGCGTACAACGCGTCGCAGGTCCGTGGATATCTAGACCAGCGTGCAATGCGCGATGGCGTGGATTACACGGAGCCGTTCCTTGGCGCACGACCGGTGCAGTTTGCAATCAGCGTATACGGCGAGACACTCGGCGACTTCTGGGATCAGTGCGACATCCTGTCTAAGGCACTGTCGCCTATGCCAACAGAGTGGACATCGACCTACGGCGTAAGGCCAGTAAGATTCTACCAGCCAACCAGAACGCAGGGCTCTGACTTCCCATACGGCATCGAGCTAGAGATGGGCGTCCGCCCTACCACCTTGCTGCAGTTCACGGCTAATCGAACCATGTCAGTGGGCATGGAGACAGGAGGGTTCTCCCAGAGGGTCACCGTCGGATTGCTGGCCCCAGACCCACGAAAGTACCACACGGCGTCTAGGTCCGTCCCGAGCAAGAACAGGGGTTCTGAGGCTTCCTATGCCACTGTGAGTGGCACTGGTACGGCTGGCACTCCCGTCGCTGTGACCTGGACCTCAGGCGGTAAGACTAGCACGGTCACGATCATCCCTACCGCCACTGGCGCCTTCACCGCCGAGCTAGACAGGATGGTGTTGACTAACTGCCGCATTGACCATGTCAACACGAGCGGAGACTTCCTTGTCTACCCTGGAACTACAGCCATTACAAGTGGGACTCTGACTGTAAGCTTCAGGGAGGCTTGGCTTTGACGACTGGAGTAACCCACACTAGGATCAGACTCTTTGATATCGGTGCCAATCGCGGCCCTGGTACAGAGGTCGCTATCGTCTACGACGCGAAGAACATTGGCTCTGAGGTCATGGCCAATGACGAAGGGTCAGCGTACTGGACGCTGCCAATCAACCACCCGCTCATCAATCACTTCAAGCCACTGCTCCGTCACTACAAGATCGAGCGTCTCAACCATGACACTGGTGCATACAACCTAGTCGGTGCCGGTCTGCTCACAGGTGCGGACGTCACCAACGATGAGGTCGTCTTCAGCGGAAGCGACTACATGAGCATCATGAATACCTACTACACCGAAGTGCTCGGTGCATCTACTGCCGCCACGTCGCCACTTGAGTATGCGACTGGCGGCATTACTGCTGTTCCGGGAAGTTATACGTACGATAGCGCTACTGCTGGAGTCGGCAGATCAGCGAGCTTTATTGTGCTTGGTAGTAGTCAAAGCTCCGTGTCCAGCGACTGGAACTCAAACGGAGGAACCTCTCCAACGTCGTCAAAAGAGGCACACCTACCAACAGGTACGTCTACTGTTTCCTACAATATTGATAACGTAATCGCTGGTACTAGTACGTTTGAAGTTCAGATTAGCGGGACGAACATCATCCCTGCGGGTAACACGATCGTTATCAGCGGATACACTGGTTCCTATTCATCAAGAATCAACGGCACACACACAGTAACTAGCGCGACAACTGGCACGTTTACTATTACTTCTGCAGGTAGCTCCTTCAGCTCCCTAAACACAAATGGCACCGTTACCGCAATGGCCTATACCCATAGGTCACTACTCAAGTTCGACTTGACTACTAACCCTGCATGGTCTACGCTTACTAGAATTAAGAAGGCTACGCTTAGACTGTATGGCAGCAACACGACTACTCACGTCAGCCCAAGCTCTACGACGTCAAGAAACCTAGAGGTGCGCAGGGCCACAGCAGACTGGACCGGAGACACGACTACTGGTTCGGAGAACAGCTACGGGAACTCTGGAAACGCAACCTGCGACGCCGGAAGTATGTTTAGCGCCTACGCAGGAACAGCAGTAACCAAAGCCTTTACTGGAGTGTCAAACAATGCCCTTTATGAATTCGATGTAACTACATTCGTTAGCGACTGGAAAAGCGGCGCGGCAACTAACCACGGATTCCACATGAAGAACAGCGGTGAGCTTGCCTCCAGCCGTGGCATCACCTTCTTCAGTACGGCCTACAGTACGACCGCGTACCGTCCAAAGCTGTACATTGAGTACGAGACAGACACAAGCGCAAGCGCAGCGTACGACGTAGACGGCCTGTTCAGGGCTACTACCGAGACCAAGACGTACGTCAGCACGCCAAGGATCTCGGGCAGGGAGCCACTCCTCAGTAAGAACACCTCAACATCTGCGTTGGCAGACAGGACTCCAATCTCCATGTACTTCTTGGACAAGAGCAGCGGTACATTCACGGGCACTAGCGAATACTGGCCGACCGCATCGTTCTTCCCGGATAATGCAGATCTTGTTGAAGACTATGACACGACAAACCCGCCGACAGACACGAACATGAACAGGTTTGTGGTTAAGTACGACGAAGAGAATGAGAAGTATATTGTCACTGGTATACTTAGAATCGAAAGATCTGCACAGAACAGCACCACTAACAGGTGGAATGACTACATCAATAGCACGTCTATCTACTCCAACTTCACTGTTAACGACGTCGTGCTCCACTTCGCCGCCTCTCCAGGTGGGGAGTTGTTCTCTGTCTACCTGTGGAAGAAGAACAACACAGCAGATGGATACTCTGCCCTAAGTTCTAACGCACAGAGATCTCTTGAGTTGCCATTCTGGGTGGAAGTATTCCCGGCTACTAACCAGGCGATCATCAAAGTTGACCCTCCTACAGCGCCATCGTCAGATAGCAGCGTTGACTACACTGTGTCATCTGTTGTTGTCGGTGGCCTTACAAGATACGTTGCCCCTACTACTGCCCAGTACAAGGTTCCTATCCTACTCACTGGTCAGGCATACGAATTCCAGGCTATGGCCACGGCGTCGATCTCTGACACAGGTGGTAACCATGAACTGCGAACTGCGTGGATCAACGCATACAACCAGGACAAGTCGCCAATGTCGCTGCGCACAGAGACACTACAAAACATTCTGTCTAGGTACCTAACAACGACAGACAAGGGGGCCTTCGACCAGCCGGCTGTTGGCGCTGTAGAGGTTGGCCGTCTTAACTGGGCAACCATCGAGAACGTTAACGCATCAGGGTGGCCAACAGATAAGCTCAGATACTTCACCACCGGAGAAAACATTACGGACTTCCTCAGGAACATGGGGGACAAGCAGATGTCCGAGAACCCTGAGGTAGACCTTGAGGGTGTAGATGTTCCGGGCAGAACGGTGATGAACTTTGTTGGTGTTAGGAAGCAGAATGGGTCCGCTGCCGACGGGTCCAAGTTGTTTATTAACCCGAACATGACAGACCAGCCAGTGCTCACCCTTGAGTACCCTGGTGTCATCGGTTCCTTTAGATACAACGCAGACGGTCGAAGGCTGCGCAACGACGTGCGCCTTATCCCTGCTACCGCCTACCTAAGCGGGGCGTACACGAACATGTCTGGGGTGCGCCTAAAGGGAGTGACAGACAAGGACACCACGTCGCAAGAGATCTATGGGCTAGCTCCTATCCTTACTGCGCAGCAGGGGTTCATTGACGAAACCGATGCAGCCAAGGCTGCGTCGCGTCTGCTGGATCAACGCAAGGACTTTGATGTGGCTTCAACCTTGACGATTGGGCTGGAGCGCGATAAACTAAATCCCTTTCATGACTTCTTTCTCGGAGATGCGGTTAGGGTGTTTGTTAGACGGGATAATGTTAACCTGACGAACAGCGATTACCTAGACTTATTGGCTGGTATTTATATTATTGCGGGTGTAACATATAAGGTTGGCACAGAAGGTGCCGAAGACGTAGTGTTACAGCTTCTTAACAGTAAGTACTTCGCCGCAGTTGCGGGTTAGTCCTTGACCGTGACCCCCTGCGTGGGGTACTATCCTACCTGCGGGGACTTCCCGCCTATATAGGGAGAAAGACATGGCGAAAGCTAACCTAGTAGAGAGAGTGGGTTCTCTAAAGGAAGAGGGCTTGTCGTTCACCAAGATTGGTGAGATGCTCAACATGAGCAAGGACCAGGTCCAGAAGTTCCATAAGCGCTACGTAGAGGGAGTGCCGGAAGATCTTCTTCCAGCGCAGAAGAGCACGAGCAAGACTCCTGACTTCGTTGGGATCAACATTGCGTTCTTCGACATTGAGTCGACGTTCAGCAACTGGCGACGTGTGTTGTGTGGTTCGGTGGCCGACTCGTTTGGCAACGTCGTGACCTACAGTCATGACACCCACCCAGGTAAGAACTGGCAGGACGACAGCGCGTTGGTCAAGGCGTACTGCGAGTACCTTGATACCTTCGACGTCATCGTCGGCTGGAACTCCAAGCTGTTTGACGTACCAGTTCTGAACTCACGACTGTTGTATCACAACATGCGCCCGTATGAGCCACGCATGCACCTTGACCTGATGTACAAGGCGACCGGTTCGTCCATCGCCATTGGCCGTAAGTCACTGGACAACGTGTCGAAGTACTTCGGCGTTCAGAACTCCAAGACTCCTCTCGACCCACGAACATGGGACGACGCCGATCATGGCGACAAGGAGAAGTACGCGAAGATCATTGAGCACTGCGAGGCAGACGTCTTGGTTCTCCGAGATGTGTACGCCAAGCTTAAGCCAATGGTCCACATCCTTCACCGATAATGGTTGACGGAGACAATGCTGCCAAGGTAAACATCTGTGTTGACTTTGACGACACGATCTCTGTCCGAGCATTCGGTGCAGTGTTCCCAGCAGAGGGAGTCATCGAGGCTCTGCAACGGCTGAGAGCAAACGGGTATAAGGTAATCGTACATTCGGCTAGGGCATGGGAGCATTTCCAGGACAGAGCCGAGCGGGTAGACGAGATGCGGAAGCTGCTTGATGAGTGGGGCGTACCGTACAATGAGATCTGGGTAGGGGCAGGGAAGCCCGTAGCCAAGGCCTACATTGACGATAAGGCCATCCGATTTGACAGCAACTGGTCGGACATTGTAGACTCCATCCTGAACCTAGAATAGGTGACACCCCGGCAGGGCGCCCCTCCTGCCGGGGTCTACAGTGGGGCATGAGGGGCTATGAAGAAACTCGTAGGGGATCTTTACCAGCATGAGTTGGCGAAGGCACGACAGGATAGGCCAGGTAAAGCCAAGTGGCGTGGCTCGCTACTCGGTGGCTGCATGCGACAGCAGTGGTACTACGCACACAACGAGCCAGTAACCAACCCAAGATCAGAAGACATCCTGCGCACATTCGAGCGCGGGCATATCATCGGCGCTTCGCTCAACGAGCGGCTTAAGAACTCTGAGTTCCTTAAGTCCTACGAGGAGGAAGTGCCAGTCGAAATCCCAGAGCTTGACTTCGCTGGGAATGCAGACGCAGTCGTCACATGGGCTGACGACACAAAGGAAGTCTGGGAGTATAAGTCCGTTAAGGCGTATGCCTGGAAGTATATTCCCAAGCCTGAGCATCAAGTGCAGGCAGCAATCTACGCAGAGGCGATCAGCCGTATGCGTGGCGAGCCGCACGGTGCCAGGCTTGTTTATGTTCGCGCCGATGATCTAGCCACAGAGGAGTTCATCGTCGAGGACGAATGGCGGGACAAGGCACTTTCCATTTTGGCATTGCTAAATGGTGAGTACCGTGATATACTTCCTCCTGCTCTCCCAGAGGAAGAGGTTAAGTCCGCTAAGACAGGGGAGTGGAAGTTTCCGTGTGGTCACTGTGAGTACCTCACAAAGTGCAGGGGTGAATGATGAGCGATAAGAAGCTCGCATCCAAGTTGGCCGAGATCATGGGTGAGATCGGTCGCATTGCGAAGGGCGGAACGAACTCCGCTCAGGGATACAAGTACGTCATGGCATCGCAGGTTGCCGATGCTGTGCGCGAGAAGCTGGCGGCGAAGAACGTCATCATGCTTCCGGTTGGGGCGGACGTCGTGGAAAGCGGACGCACACCAAGCGAGAAGCAGTCGTTGCTCACCATCCGCTTCACGTGGCGCTTCGTTGACGGGGACAGCGGCGAGACCTTGGACTTCCAGTCCATCGGTACTGGCGCTGACTCAGGGGACAAGGCACCGTACAAGGCAACGACTGGCGCTATCAAGTACGCACTGTTGACTGCGTTCCTCATCCCAACAGGTGATGATCCAGAGAACGATGCTGCCGTAGTGAGCGCAGCCAAAGAGATCTTTGGCGACACGGTCAAGCCAGTAACGAAGAAGGCAACCAAAGCAGACGGTGAGTGGGAAGGAGTTAACTTCTAATGTCATTCGATCGAGTAGACCTATGGCTGACCGACAAGGTTAGCCCAGTCAAGGAGAAGACCAAGGCGGGCAAGGATGTCTGGAAGTTTTTCGGTAGCATGCAGGCGTACGCCTATGACTACTGGGCAGGCACGCCCAAGGATCAGCGCCCATCGCAGGCGCCAGAGCGCTACGAGCGTGTCACGCTCTACGTCATGGACGAGGGCACGGCTGGTCATGTGCAGAAGATCTACGACAAGGTGGTCAACGCCGAAGTCAACGATCCACGTCAGCACATCCACATCATTGGTGCGCTGAGCGAGCAGGCCGACAAGGAAGGGAACAAGAAGGGCTACATCCTGTTGGTCAACGAAGCCAGCCCACTCATCTGGGGGCCGCTGCGTGGCAAGTCTTGAGGTCGTAGATAAACGAGACGAACTGCCAGTCCTGATCGATGGCTACGATTACGCAGTCATCGGTTGGGGCGAGCAGGTCACCGACTCAGGTGAGATCCGTATCGTCGCTATCTACAGTCAGGCGATCATCGTCAACGAAGAGATCATGAAAGCCCTCAGCTTTATTCAGGGACACAACGGCACGGCTAGTCCAGAGGACCTACCTGCTGCAGCTGAGGCTGCAGCAGAGGTCTTCGACAAACTAACTAAGGAGTTTGTAGGACCTGGCATGCCAGTGTTTAGTCTAGACTTGGAGGCAGAAGATGGGACTGATGAAGGACAAGGACATAGAGGAGAAGAACCTAGCGCGGCTGGGTCGTCGGAACAGACAGAGGGGTAACGCCTTCGAGAGGGAGGTCGCCAAGAAGCATGGCGGCAGGCGAACCGGAATGTACGGTGGACCTGACGACGTGACTGTTGACGGCAAGTACAAGATTCAGACCAAGGTTGGGCTGATGTTCAGCGAGAAGTTTTGGCGCTGGCTCAAGGCAATCAAGGTCGACGCTGATCAGGTAGCCTATCTGGTCATCGGGGATGCACCAGGGCCGGGCACACCACGCCGAACTGTGGTGATTATGGACGAGCATGATTGGCTCGTGATAAAGGAGAAGCTAGATGGCAGTACCGAAGCCGGCAAAGAAGGGGCGTAGCGTCGCCCTGACTACGGCACAGTGGAGTCGGGCATTCAGCGTGGCTCTCGCAACGTTCCTGTCTGAGTACTCAAACCTTCAGCCAGAGGGTGATGAGAAGCCAGTCAACGTACCAATCGACAACGTCGTGGCCCTGGCCGCAGGCGTTGCCCTGAAGATTACGGAGCTTGCTGATGGCGACGAATCCTAGTGAGCAGCCGCAAGAGGACGATGGCTTCAGGTCTCGGGTCGTGTCTGCGGTACGTACGGTATCGCAGCACCCACGCACTAGGGACACTGCGGTTCCTGCTGCAGGAGTCTTTGGAGTCGTGGCTGGTAGCACGACCAACTTGGCCTTGGCGCTAGGGGCTGCGCTGTTGACCTTCTCGCTGCTGGATAAGCGACGATGAGGTTAGGACTTGCTTGCCCACGTTGTGGGCGTTACAATGTGCGACCTGACCGTCGCTCAGAGTATGTGTTCAACGATGAGCAAGCGGTCCGCCTGTATGTCTGCCAGGATTGCAGACGACAATTTCTAGTACGGTTCCAAGTGGTGACCGAACTAGTAGCAATGGAATTGGAGGACCTGTTACATGGAGTTCAAGATTGAGCGGGACGGTGGAGTTCCAGATTCATTCTCCGATTACTTCGGCGGGCTGTACAACGAAGCTCTCGCCATCATGGTGGAGCGACAAGATGGGTACGGGCCAACGAACATTGAATCGCTTGGGGCATACGGTGTGTTCTCTCGGCTAGCATCGGACAAGTGCAGCCGGGTATCCAATGCACTCAATGGGGTAATCATCAACGGCGAGGCACAGGTAGACAGCGACTGGTACAACGAGGGCGTCAAGGATGCGCTGGTTGACATCGCCAACTACGCCATGATCCTGATCGCACTGGGCGAGGGCAAGTGGTCAGACGTCTCGCGTGGCTACTACGACGAGGATGGTTTCGTTAACCACTCCGAGGCAGAGGAGCCAGAGAACGATGGCTTCGTCAACTACTTTGAGTACGGTGTAGAGATTTGAGCATGGCGAAGTCGAAGTCTATTGGCATCACCTCTAAGGGGAAGAAGTACGCTACCGCGTTTATCTTCTACTCCGAACTGGGGTGGCTGGCTTCGGTCTCGACAGTGCTTGGGGATAGTAAGACAATTGGCAAGGGACAAGAGGACCTAACCGAAGAACAGGCGACCAAGTTAGTAGAAAGGCTTGCGAATGAGTGGAGTGAAGAGCAGAGGAAGAAGGGTCTCATTTAAGCTGACCTTCCCTGACGGCACACCCTCATGGTACCGAAAGGTCTGGGCTGTCACAGCGGAAAGGATTCAGGAGTACGCCTCCTATGCGGGAGTTGCGCTAACCGAAGTGTCCGTTCACTGGCACCCAGACTTTATCGGTACAAGCAAGTGCTCATTAGGTGAGGCGGGCGAGGGTATGATTACCCTCTGCTGCAGCCCCACCGATGAGGACACATTCATCCATGAGGTGGCGCACCTTGTGGTTCCAGGTCAGCATAGTGTCAAGTGGGCGAAGACATACGTCCAACTTATGTCGGCGTTCATGCCGGAGGCCAAGTCCATAGCGGCAGCGGTTGAGGCATGGAAGATGTACCCAGCTATGAGAAAGGTTGTGAAGATTACTTATGGGTAAGGACTACATGTTGAAGTTCTTCCTGGCCGATGCCAGGAGTCAGGGAAAATCCCTGCGTCAGTACTGCAAGGACATGGGCATAGACTACTACGATCTAACGGGATTCCCTAATCCAATCAAGACAGTATCGATAGATGAGGTGGAGAATAATGCGTCGACCGCCAGCCAATCCGGAAGCGATTCAGATCTATAACAACAGGCTCGGCAAGAAGCGAGCCAACACTAGGCGACAGAGCATGATCGGGCAGATGGAGATGGACTCCATCACGAAGGCGCTTGACTTGGGTCACACACCTATGCTAGACTTCGACGACAAGACAGAGAGTTTCTTGTGGTGTGGTGATCGTAAGTGCATTGCGATGTGCAGTATCACTACAGAGGAAGGGGTCTCCGGGCCCATAGTAGAGGTGAAGTGTGGTGAGTGGAAGCCAGACACAGGCCGAGAACCAGACGACGCGTGGAACCAGGCGGAAGACCCGTACATCTACGCTCAAGAATAGCGGCATCAACTGTCCGCTAGATAGCGAACACGGCGGCATGGTCAGCATGCAGTCAGGAAACCTGCTATGCTTACAGCAGGTACACTACGTACCAGGTGGGCGATGGTCATGGACCGTAGAGGAGGCATATGCAATCAGCAAGAGCAAGTGAGAGGGCACTGCTAGGGGCGTGCATCATTGACGGTGAGGCTGCGAAGAACGTAGTCGACCGCCTCAATGAGGAAGACTTTGATGACCGTGAGTGCAGAGTTGTATACGCAGCCATCAAGGAACTGGTGAAGAAGGGAACAGCCCTAGACATCATCACTATCACCGACAAGCTTGAGTCTGCCGGCACACTGGCCGATGCAGGTGGGTACTCCAACGTATCTGCCATGTCATCGGACACACCGAACAGTCTCAACTACGAGTCATACATGGACATCGTCATCGGCAACTCAACGTACCGCTCCCTCCGTGGCGTGGCTACCAAGGTTGCCGAGCTATCCTCTGGTACTAAGACACCAGAGGAAGCGATGGCTGAGGCAGAGCGCCTCATCATGGGAGTAAGCAAGTCCAGGACTGCGGGTCGGTTCGCCGACATGCAGCAGATCATGGACGAGACTCTCTCTCGCCTGCAGTTCATGCAGGCTGGTGGAGCTAGTGGGGTATCGTCAGGTATCCCAGCAATCGACAGCATCGTGGGTGGCTGGCAACGTGGCAATCTCATTGTCGTCGCCGCCCGCCCTAGCGTAGGCAAGACGGCACTGGCTACAGCCATGGCCGCAGACGCAGCCATGCAGCAGAAGAAGTCTGTTGCCATCTTCTCAATGGAGATGAGCAGGGAAGAGATCGGCAGCCGCCTCATCTCCTCTCTGTCTGGTGTGTCTCTTCATGACATCAGGCATGGGCAACTGGACATGAGTGCACTGACTAACGTCCTTGACGTAGCCAAGGGCATTCGTGAGAGCGGGCTGCGGGTAGAGGACTCCTCTATCTCTAGCCCATCTGAGATGCGATCCAAATGCCGACGCCTGAAGGCTGAGCATGGGCTTGACCTGATCATCGTGGACTATCTGCAACTGATGGCACCCGACAAGCAGACCAAGGATGGCAATAGGGTGTATGATGTGGCAGACATTAGCCGTGGCCTCAAGGCTCTGGCTCGTGAGCTGGACGTGCCAGTGGTGGCGCTGTCGCAGTTGAGTCGTTCATCTGAGTACCGTGAGAACAATGAGCCGAAGCTCTCGGACTTGCGTGACTCAGGCGCCATTGAGCAGGACGCCGACGTGGTGCTCATGCTGTGGCGATCAACCGATGTGTCGCTTGACCTGGCGGTGGAGACAGTTCACTGCAAGATTGCGAAGCATCGTAATGGTCCAACCGGTAGGGCAGATCTCATGTTCCACCGACCGACCGCAACGTTCAAAGGAGTAATCTAGTGGCACTGTCAATCGAGAAGATCACCATCGAGTATGACTGCGAGTGTGACCACGGGCTATGCGAGCACGCAGCTGCAGAAGTGGAGCGTGTTATCCAGCGTGTGTACCTGAAGGGATACGAGGACGGCAAGAACTCAGTATCCGAATCTCTCAAGAGCATGCTGCGCAGTGAGTTCCCCGTCGAATACGAAGAGGCTCGCCGTATCCAGAAGATCAAGCGCAAGGAACCACGCAAGAAGAAGAAAGACTGGGAGATGTAATGATCTCCCTGTTGCTGTCCATCTCAATGATCTGGACACCAGCAACAGATGGCGTGCGTGCCACCTGGTATGGCCGAGTCGATGGCCGGTCATGCTACGGTGGGTACGTCAACACGTGCGCCCCATATCGCAAGGGTGAGACAGTCATGTACGCAGCAGTGCCCGGGTTCAGATGGAAGGACGCACCGTACAAGGCGTTCGTCTGCTACAAGGACAAGTGTGTATGGGTAACCATCAGGGATTGTCTTTGCAGTAGGAAGGGTGGAGGGTACATCGACCTGAGCCCCGCCGCATTCATGGCGCTGGCCCCGCTCTCCAGGGGGGCGCTCTATGGAGTGCATGTGTACATAGACAGGGGCGAAACCCCGTCGAAACGAGAGACCGCTCCGCCGCTACGCCATAAGTGAATAGCAAAAAAATAGCCCGTGTGCCGCAAGGCACACGGGCTATTATGTTTCGGCTAGCGTGAGCTTTACTTAGCAGGCTCGCAGTCGTGACCGAAGAAGAACTCTATTGCTTGGATTAGATCTTCTAGGTCGAAGGTTCTGCTGCACTCTGCACAAGTCTCTATTCCCGTTAGCTCTACCTGCTCAGGCATTGGCCGGTACTTCCTTGTCTTTGAACGTGTAGTCAAGCTGCTTCTTGACTAGCTTGTCCTTGAAGTCTTCGTTGCTGTAACCAATCACATCAACGAGTAGCCAGTAAAAGTTGAACAAGGTACTAGCCTGCGTGTTAATCGTGTCTGAGCTAGCATTGCTTAGCGCAAACTCTGAGTCATCGTATGTATCACGCTGAATCATAGCGATGCGTTCGGTTGCAATACCGAGAAGGTTGATAACGTCAGACGCATTCCTGCCGAGACGCTTCTGTGCAAAGCGCACATCGCTGTACTCGTCAGCATCCAGAACGTTGTCACGTACTTCTTCTAGCGCATTGTTAACCATATCAATGTCGCCTTCGATGGAGTCGAGTGCATCCTTGACTTCGCCAACTAGATAGCTAGTGTCGATGTCATCAACCTGTGACCGTGTTTCTGCAATCTCACGAGACAAACGGCTAAGCGTTACCTCTAGCTCCTTAATCGATTCCTTGATATCTTCACTCATTGTCCTTCTCCTTACCCTGCGATTGTGATTGAGATCTGCTGGTCATCCGTGCCTGCAGTCTCGCTGTAGAAATCCATGCCAGCAGTAGCACCAGGAATGTCGTTAACATATGTATCACCGTACTCCCATGACCCGAACGTGTATGGTGACTGCACTGCGCAGAACCATACTGCATTAGGGTTCACTGCTTCTTTCTCCATAGACTGATACCGCTTGAGCACACGCCACTCCCAGCCACCTGAGATGAAGATGGCGTATGGCAGATCGACACTGCGTGTCTTAGCGCACATGTTCTTGCTTGCCATACTATTCCTTTCCCCTACGGTCACACCATAGGATAGCTTGCAGCTCTGCGTCCCAGATGCCCAGATGCTCTGAAGCATACTTGAACTCAGCCTGCATGTTCTTGTACTGGCTGAGGTTAAGGCTAACCTCTGGCCACAAGCCACCAACCTTCTTGTTGTATGGCTTGAACTCACGCGCAGCCCACCTGTCAATCGGTGCGCTACCACATTCGCCACCTGCACGAATGGCACGGAAGAAGTCTTGGGTCTTCATCTTGCCAAGCAGCAGCGTGTCACCTGTGTCTAAGATCTTCTTGGCTTTCTCCACCGCATTGGGATAAGCCTGAACCCTGTCAATACCGTTGAGTATCTTTACCATTGCGTTAATGTTTGCGGTCGGAGTTAGACCAGGAGATAGAGCAGCGACTGCTGCATATGTTGTCTCGTAGTCTAACCCGTACTCATCTGCAAGTAGATTAATCCTACCTTGAAACCTTAAATACCAATTGCTAAAATAAAATATGTTGTCAATGCCATGCGTGTCAAGCGCCTGTCTGAACCGTGTCAGAAGGGACCTGCCACTGCCGCGCTTATATGTCCCGACATAAGCAGCAGCAGTGGCAAGTCGTTGACGACGGTACAGTAGACGATTGTCTACTGTCAGCATTTACTTAATCCCGTACTTCTTGAGTGCAAGATCCTTGTCGATTGGCTTGCGCGTAATCACAAGGTGAAGCTCTACTTCAAGGTTGTGATTATCGTACAAGTCTTCAAGGTCCACTGTTAGATAGCAGCCAGGGCCTTGTCCGGTTGGCCAGCTGCTTACAGAAAAGCCAAGATGCTCAGCAATCATGCTGCGAAGGTTGCCATAGATTGGCGTAGCTTCGTCAATCTTGCCAACAATCTGCGATGCGATGCTAGCTGCCTTGGTGAGCAGACTGCCATGGTAACCATTGTTCTTGGCAATCTGTCGACCAATCTCTGGCAGTGCGTACTTGAACGTAGACTTAATCACATCTAGGTCTGCGTTCTCTACACTGATCTGCGTTACAACATCCTTCAAGTCTGAGTACTTTGGCTTGTTAACCTTTGGTGCAATCTTCTTCTTAGCCACGGTTGATCTCCTCTGGTTCTAGCCCAGTCGCTGCGACCGACTTAGTGCAACACGCTTGGGCACATACGATGTATGTGCTGCCGTCATCGGATTTTGTATTCCGAATCTGCAGGTTAACAAACTGGGTGTAGATATCTTCTACACTACCAGTAAGTTCATAATCGTCTACTGCAACGGTATGCTCCACAACTTCTGTGTGGTATACCTTAATCTTTACTGTGTGCTTTTTACGGGTGCACTCCCCGTTGTTCATACTAATCTTTGGCATACGGTCCTTCCCCCAGCCACTGCTGGATAAACTCTACGAGGTCTTGCACATTGCCCACTGTCTTGCCGTAGGTATAGTCGTGGATGTTAATGCAATCTACTGCTACACCACGGACAAGAACGTCGACGAGAGTGCCGCCGTAATAGCGATACTCTCTGTCGCTGTTGCCATCTTCAGTGATAACGATGCACCAACGCATCGGTATACCACCACGCTTTGACATGCTAACCCCTTTCCGTCCCCAACCCCAAGACGCCGAGGACAACTACGCCCAGCCCACCGTGGGTTGGTACATTAATAACCGTCTTGGTTATATGCAGCTGATACTTCATCCCAGTTTACCATGTTCATACTGCTAAAGATAAAGTCTGTAAATAAGTTTGCTTGCTTATGGTATAGACCATCTGGGTCAAACGTATTCCATACAAATTCTTCTAGCTCTTGCCCCGTGATGCCATCCCCGTCGCCATCTTTGGCGTCTTGCACCATTTCGACGATCATAGCATGCACGTACTCATCATTGTCTAGCCAGAGCTTTGCAACCCACGTTTCCCAGTTAGTCCAACCATTGTATTCTTTACACATCTGGATTAACCGCCTTTCTAATAGCTTCAGCAATAGCTTGGGCTTGGAATCCCCTTCCATTGTACAACTCATAGTCTTTGCCGCCTTTAAGGCTGAGCTGACTTGCCACTGCGTAGTGGAATGTCAGTGCTGCCACGGCCAGCAAAGTATCGACTGGCTTTCCATCCTTATCAAAGATGGTAGACTTGCCGCTACTGTAATCCGATTCGTGTCGCTCTGTAATGTTCCTGATAAAGTCTACTGGATATCCTTTCTCGATGAGATACTGTGGGCTATACAATGTATGCCCATCCCCGTCGATTAGTTCGAATGCACTTGGTGTACCCCGAAGAAGCATTAGCATCCAGTTCACATAACCCCCTGCTGATCTAGCAGATCATGCATCTTAAGCGAGTCGATTACCTGACCAGCACTAATGCTGTTGCCAGTGATGGCATCTCGCAATACACTGCCATCAACTACCACATCGTGGTCGTAGAAGCCATCATTAACTAGGCTTAATGCTTCGATAGCATACGGCACTAGCTCTAATGATAGCGGTGGAAAGATATTGTGCGTGAGATGGTACTCGATTAAGGTTTCTTTACTAAACATTACTCTGTCTCCCACGTGCTTGGTTCCTGCGACCGGATGCTGCTGAACCCATCCTTGCCAATGACAAGATGGTCAAGCATCTCCAAGTCCATAAGTCTAGCAGCCTTTAGAACATCGCGTGTAAGCCTGGCATCCTCATCGGATGGCTCATGGTCACCACTTGGGTGGTTGTGCACGAGTACAAAGCCGACGCCTTGTGTCATAAGCACTGGCGATAGCAGCTCTGCAATACGTACGCTAGTACCTGTTGCAGTACCACGGTATACCTCTTGGATACCTACTAGATTATTGCGGCCATCAACGATGAGTACAAAGAGCGACTCTTTTGTAGCAGCATCGGCGAACTCTTTAAAGAACTCGACTGCTGCTGCTGGCCGCTCGATGCGCATAGTCTCTGGCTTTACCTCTTGCCTAACAATAGCGAACTCGTACTTCTTGTACAACATTGTGTTCTCCTTTACCATACTTGCAGTCCCCCGTTATCCTTAGCAACGCTAAGATAAGAGAACCATTCTTCGATTGTCTGTGCTGCTACATCAACCCTATTGTTCACCTCACTTTCTACTGGTGCTCCATCATACTGTGGATTCCAGAAGTTTACGGTTAAATCCTTAGCGATTGCCCGAATATCTAGCTCACTATTATTTGCTCCATCAAGGATAAGATTAATATCTTCTGGCGTGAGAATCTCGCCATCATTAAAGCTAAGCGTATTCATAACTCGGTTATAGAAATCTTCTGTAACATTCTCTGCGTTACGTTCAAGCACATATGCGGTGGCTGCTGCTACATACCGCATGAACCAAATGTTACAACGGAAATACACCTGATCCCCGCCGACATATTTGCCGTCCTTGTCAAACAAATACGTATAGTTGTAATGCTTAGCAAAGTCTGCTGCTTCCTGTGCATTGCCTTCGACTGTAACAATATCGTAACCCATTGTACTGTCCTTTCTTACTACAAGTGTTACCCCTGCCAGCAATCTACTGGCAGGGGAATGCAAACACTCTCGTCTCGTGAGACTGACGCTTATCCCCTTGCGGAGACGGGCATTGGCTCTCGCTTGCCCGTTGCTGCTGGCACCCCTGCTGATTAGGCCCAAGCCCAGCACCCTTATCGTCACGGTTGGTTATTCGTCCAACAACTAGCCACCCTGCACGTGGCACGGA